TTACCGAACTTATCAACTGCTCCAACAAAATCCACAACTAAACAATTTTGTTTATTATCGTGAATACGAGTTCCTCTCCCCACAAACTGATACCACCACGAAATTGATGCAGTAGGTCGACCTGTGATTAAACAATCTAATTCTGGATAATCAAATCCAACGGTCAATACATTCACCTGAACAATAACTCTAATTTTTTGATTACGAAATTCTTCAATGATTCGATTACGTTCTCCGGTTGGAGTTTCTCCATGTACTACTGCTGCAGATGGAATCTTTCCTGCTAATTGGGTTGCTTGTTCAATGGTTGGTACTGCAATTAATATTGATTTTCTATCTTGTAGTTCTCTAACTTTCTTTACAATTTTATCTTGTAGGTTTTGATTCTCATATGCACGTGCAATGGAATCATTTGTATATTCAGCACCAGATGAATTATATACTAATGCTCCGGTATCGAAATCATACGATTGATATTCTAATGGAGTCCAAAACCCCATCTTTACAATTTCTTCAATTTGAGAAACGTGAATGATATGTTTAAAAAATGTTCCGTGTTTAGACCGATTCGTTAACATTACCAATTTAGAATATGGACCAGTCTCACCCATATTGGTTTGTAGTTTAAGTGGAGTTGCAGTTAAACCCAATACGTGAGTTGCTTTCATTCCATCTATAAATTTTCTTAGTTGACCATTCTTATCTCTTGGATATCTATCACACTCATCTATGATAACTTTGGTAATTCCTAATTCTCTGAACTTCCAAGCAATGTTTATGATAGAACCGATTGTTGCATAAGTAATATCACCAATCTCTTTCTCACCCATTGATGCAGAATAGATTGATGCTTTACCACCTAAGTTAATAAGTTTATTATAGTTCTGTTCTAATAATTCTTTTGAAGGTTGAATTACCAATACCTTTTCATTGATACCCTTTGCGATATAGGCAATAACAATTGACTTACCGAATGCAGTAGGTGCAACGATAATTGATGGTGCCATTTTTGGTGTATTAAAAAACTCAATACCAATAGCAACTGGTTCTAACTGATAATCTCTTAATTTCATCTAAAAAAATAATTCAGTCAAAATTATACCCAATAGAGTAAGGATTCCTCCAACTACTGCTATTGATGTGAAATTTTCTGAATCTTCAACCTGTTGTTTTGTTTTTCCTTGATTTTCCATATTATTTTATAAAAGGTAATATTGCTAATTCTTTTGCTTTTGCTTCAACCATAATGTCCACATCCAATTCGTATGTATTGGGGAGGGCATTAATAAGATAGGAATGTGCTTGTGGTTTTTCTTTTGGATTGTTTTCATGTAATGCTTTTGATTCTGAATAATGTACAACTGGAGTAATTCCTTCCGGCCAAGTTGTGGCTGCGAGTTTAAGTGCTTGTTCTTCGGATAAATCACCGGTACAAAATTGGTGGTGATGGTAATCAAATACAATAGGAATACCGATTGCATTATGGACATACATAAGGTCTTTAACCGAATACATAGATGCCTTATCATCATTCTCAATTGTTAACCGCTTACGAACCGATGGGGAGAGTCTTTTGAAGTTAGTGATGAATCTATCCAATGCAGATTTTTTATCTCCGTAAACACCATTACAATGGATATTAATTTTATTGTAAGGAGTTTTAGATAATCCCATCATATCGAATATCTTACCATGCAATTCTAAATCAGCAAGTGTTTTTAATACAACTGATTCGTTGGGTGAAACTAATACGTTGAATGGGCCGGGATGTGATGTAATACGCATATTATGGAATTTAGCAAACAAACCGGCTTTTTTTAATTCCCATTTAATCTCTTTGTAATCTTTGAGTTGTGTAATATCGATATGGTCACCCCACGGGATAAGAGCAGATGATAAACGAAATAATTTAATTCCGTTCATTCTATTCCATTCTAAAATCTTAATAATATCTTTGGAGTTAAGTAGGGCTAGTTCGGAAACATAATCCATACCTTTGGCTTGGAATGTTCGGTTAACCATACTTCGGTTAGTGGTTACTTTCTTACCCATACTCATATTAATACAAGCATATCCTAAATTCATCATTCTAATACAATTTGTTGTTATACAAATATACGAAATATATCTGATAATACCAAATTATTTATCATATAATTTATTTATTATATGGGTTGAACTAAAGCCCTCCATTTTAGGGAAATATATGATTTCACCCACATATTCACTTCCTATGATTCGTTTACCCCTATATTCTTCACCGATAACCATAATGGTAGGTCTCATTGTTTTAAGGTGGGTTTCTAATTGTTCATCCGAATCAAATATTACAACTCTATCAACATATTTGATAGCTTCTAATAAGGTGATTCTACTTACAATATTATTTATAGGTCGTTGTTCACCCTTTAACTCTTTAACTCTCTTGTCACCATCAACTCCAACAATTAGGAAATCCCCTAACTCTGCTGCCCTCTTTAATAATTGAATGTGTCCTAAATGAACAATATCAAATGTACCATTTACCCAAACTTTTATCATAACAAATCATTTGGTGTTTTTCTATAAATTCTATATGAATCCGAATCAAAGTGTTCCGTACTTACCTCATACACCACTCCTTTTTCTTGTAAAGAAGTAAGTTGATGTGGTGTACCCTTTTCAATATAAACTGAATCCCCTTCGTTTAGGATTTCTTTTTTTATTATACCAATTTTTGTATCAATCCATTTGAATTCAAACTGACCATCTTGAATATACCAAGTTTCATTTTTAAGCATATGATAATGCATTGAAAACTTATCACCCTTCTCTGCGAAAACTAAAAGTTTACCACAGTATTGTGAATCATTATGAACCCATAGTTCATACCCCCACGACTTTTGTACTTTTGTTGGTCTTGTTATTATCATACTGCGAAAGATTCTCCACATCCACATGTGCGGGATGCATTTGGGTTTATAAATTCAAATCCCTTACCATTCAATCCATCTGAGAAATTTAATTCTGTTCCGAAAAGATATAATAATGATTTGTTGTCTACTAAAATTTTTACTCCTTTATCTTCGGCAAGAGTATCTCCTGTTTGTTGGTCGGTATCAAATGAAAGGTCATATGCTAATCCACTACACCCACCACCTTTAACTGATACTCTAACAAACGGAGTTTTGAATCCACTTTCTTCAATGAGTGAGGATAACTTCTTTGCTGCCGTTTCTGATACTGTTACCATTGTTAATAAGTTTTAGTTTCAAAATCGGTTGGATATTGAGATGGTTTTATATATTTAATCCAATAGTTAACCGCGTTCTGGTCATTTATCCATTTTGATTTATCACTCCAATCAAACCCTGATAACGCGTAATAGGGTTTATAATCTCTAATTATTTGAGCCCTATTTGGATGTGCAGTTACTTCATCTATCAACCCGTCACCATCAGTATCATATCCATCAATAGAACCATCTCTATCGTAATCAATAGGTCGGACCGTATAATCTGGCTGGAGATTTAATAAATCTTCATCTGGAGTATCAAATGGTGGGTCGTATAATCCTAACTCTTGGTCATCTTCCATCATCTTAGTTAGTAAAGCGTGTCTTTCTTCTTGAGTTGGAGATTTTTTTCCACTATCTTCGTATATTTGATAATTTTTTTCCACTAATGGGTCATTCTCACCATACATATTTTTCTTACCAATCAATCCATTGAATGCAATGATAAGTGCAACTGCAAGGGGGTCAAACACAAATACTATAATGAATATAAAAAATTTAACAACGGAGTTAAGCGGTACGTTAAACGCTTCTGCTACAAAACGAAATCCACCAACTTCCTTTTCTAATTCTATATTGTTATTTTTAATTACGTTTATAGAATCTAATGCTGCGTTATTTTTAATAGTTAATTCATCTATTCGATTTGATATGGAACTGATTTCTTTATCTGCAGAACGAATCATCTGAGATACTCTTGATGTAGATTTATCTTTATCAATTTGTTTAGATAAATTACTCTCTTGAGAATTACGAATATTTTGTTGGTTAGTTAACTGAGTAGTGTATCTGGTTATCTCTGCATCATTCTTAGTGATTTGAGTTTGATAAACTGCAATATCCCTATCTACTTTTTGTAATCCTAAATTTTGTTGTTGGAATGCATTAGAAAGATATCCAAAAATACCGGCAGAGGTAATCAACATAAGAATACCCACTGCACTTGTTAGATACCATTTGTTAAACCCACCGATATCATCCCACTTTTGTTTTAGATAAGTGGCTACAACTAATTTAGCAAATTCTAATGAACCTGCCATTACCATTACTGAAAGTGAAGCTCCGGCAAATAGAACACCTAATCCCGTTACCGAAAAGTACGCAGCACATCCAGCAACGATTACTGCTGATAATCCGACCAAATACTTTAACCAATTCATTTTACGATAAATCTACGATGTTTGTTGTTAGTTCTACTAGTTTTTCAATTTCATTTGATAACTTAATGGCTTCTGCTTGATTAGCAGGACGTTCGCCCTTTAACATTTCTGCGATAACTTTAGCTCTTTTAGTAATTGCTTCTAAATTTTCCTGAGCTCTCATTTTGTATTCTGATTTCATAATTTGTATTTAAATGTACACCTATAAATATGTCTGATATGAAAAAGAGGTAATTTATATATTTATATATTACCAAATTGGTTATATTAGGGTTTTTGAAAATGGAACGTTATTATTTTCATTTTTAATAAATTCTGAATAAGGTTTCCAATCTATTCCCATTTGGACGTATTGTAATTCAGAATTACACCTATTTGTAATATCAACCTTACTTATATCTATCGTTTTAGCATATTCCCCAGTCATCCACCAAAAATTACCAGAATACATTATATTTGTAGGATTGATTACTGTTTCTAATAAAACACCATAGGTATTAAACGTACTACTATTTAAAACATTAAATACATTATCAATATATTGAATATTGTATAATTGCATCACATTTCTCCATCGGATAGATTCGGAATCGGTTTGTTTAGTTGCCCCCTTTGTGTGTAGGTAAAAAATATAATCATTATCATTAAATAATGGTTTATCTCTTTCTATTAAATTTAAAGTTACAAACTCATTACCCATTAATTTAGTATCGCCAATTATAATTCTTGAATCGTACTCATAAATTAATTTAATTATATCATCTAATGAGTTGTTATTTTCTGATATTGAAATACCAATAGTTAATGAGTATGGTTGATTAATATATTTTTTTATTAATGTCAGTTGTTCATTTATTATAGATTCAATGTCATCTATAAGGTATATGTGGTAATATATTCGTATCATATTAATGATTTATAATAATTTATTTTCATATTTCTTTAATGTAAAGATATTTGGGTATTTAATTGACACCCAATCAAATAATTTATTACTGTATTGATTATTATGTAATTTACCTGGATGTGAACCATCCGCACCAAAATCTATAAAGGGCGTATATGATATAATAAATTTATTATTATCAATATAATCAGTATCTACACTATTCCATATAAATGGAATTTTTTTATTTTCTAAATAATTTGTTATCAATAAATGATTTTTATACCAATTTATATAATCATCACTATCGTTTTGTAATCCCTCTTTTAGTTTTTGTATGGTCTTTCCTTCTTCAGTTTCTTCTAAGTATCCCCAACTTTGAGTGGGAATGTATGGTTCTATTTGTTCAGATTGTGTATATATTTCTCTTCGATGATTAAATGTATATAAAATTAAAACTAAATCTGGTTTGATTTCATCACAATATGAAATCAAACATCTTGAAATATAATCATTACTTCTTCCACTTACTCCAAAATTTAAATTAACACTATTTGGTATATGTGAACAAAATTGTGCGGGCCAAGTTTCATTATTATTTACACCAACCCCTTCCGTTAAAGAACATCCGATAGACATAACCTTTAATCCTTTTTTATGTATCGAATCCCCCCTAAATCCTAATTCATTATAACCATAAGTACATAATCCCGTATTATCACTTCCACATGTTTTATATGTTTTATTTATTCTTCCTTTTAATGAATATTTGTAAGATGCAATCTCAAACCCTTCCGAATTCCAATATTGTAATGGTTTCATATTAATTTATTTTATCTAATTCTGTTGATAAATTGATTATGTAAGTGCATTCCTCTTTACTAAATAATATTTTTTCTCTTAAAATCATGTGTTAAAGTATATGTGTCTTTTCTATATTTTTTATCATAATCAAGTATATCCAAATGGGTTGGGTTTTCAATATTTAAATATCTAATCACCCTATTAATATCTGTTTTATTAATATATACATTTTCATATGTTATTTGAAATAAATTTTTATTTTTTAAACGGGTTTTTAAATGTTTATATTTATAACTCGTTTCTATTATTTTATTTTTATTATCGTTAATCCACTCATTTGTTATTTCATATGGCTCGTGCCATTTACTTTTATTATCCGCATTAAGAAAACTTATTGCTGTATCAATGCTATTTTCCCTTCTTAAACAAATAACCTTATCAAATTTATTAATATCATTATCTGATGGCCAATATGCTTCTATAACTATTTTTCTAATTATTTTATTTTTTTTAAATATAGAATCAAATGTGTTTTTGTCATATGGGGTTTCATCTAATTCAAAATTCAATTCTTTAGATATCCATTTACATAATGTAGTAGAACCACATCGTGTATGAGATAAAATTAAAATCTTCATTACATTAAAGTTTTTTTTGTAGTATCAATGAACTCATATAAATTATGAAAAAGGTATCCGTTTTTCCATATCTTATTAAGTTCTTTTTTAAATAACTGATGTTCTGGGTGTTCCATATTCCACACTTGTTTTAATTTAAATTCACCCTCCGAAAATGTACCCCAATTAGTTATTTTACCAAAGAATACGTTTACTTTTTTACCAAAAATAGAATACATTAGGTTATAAAACGTTTCCATTTCCATATAGTTACTATCTTGTACAACAAATGATGTTTTAACTGATATTGGTAGGGTGCTTATAAATTTAAGATTATTTAATAAAGTTTCCCAATTTCCACCTATTCTAGTTTTATTTTCATAAGTATCACGCGTTCCTGCATCTATTGATATTTCACAAGTATGTACAAATTTATGAATGTTTGGCATACTATCCCACATCTCTTTATTCCACATTGATGCGTTAGTATGAAGATGTATGGATTTTAAATTAGGATATTTTTTAGGATTAAAATTTCTTAAATAATTTCTAAACCCAACAGATACAAATGGGTCACCGGAGCCGGTAATGTATAATGTTTTTACATGCTGTGAATAATAGTTATCAATATCTTCAATTGTTTTTTCAACTCGTTTTATACCTTGACTATTTTCTACAATTAAATCTACTCTACAAGAAGGACATTTATAATTACACGTCCTATCAAAATTCATTACCACATTATCGGGTGTGTTATTTTTTATAATAGGACTATTAATATTTGAATCAGATTTTAAAATAATAGGTCCTGATGTTGTTCCGTAGTTTACTAATTTACTTAAATAGGGACAAAGTTCTTTACTACAATATTTAAATGAACCATCTAATATAGAATTTCTAATATCGATAATTGGTTCACTATTCCATATATCTTTTAATGGAATTTCACCAATTTCTACTTTATTTGGTAACCACGATGGACAACAAACAAAACAAACATTATTATGTATTTCTAATGAATTAAAGGGAACACTACAAAAATAATTTTTTAAATTTATTTTAGATTTCATTTCATAACAATTTAACTAATGAAACCAAATACTTAGTAGATATTATTCTCCTAAATGTTTAACTTTAATTGCAGATACAACCGCTTCAAATGCTGCAGCTATTTTTGTTTTTAAGTCATTAGATATCGGACCAGTAACCACTTTAACTAATTGTGCAGGTCTTGCTACTTTTATTTTTTCTACTTTTGCCATGATTTTATTTTTATTTGAATTATTTATACTTTGGGATTAGAACTATATTACCTATATAACTTATTTCTGACCTAAACAGGTTGGGCAATAGGATTGATAACAATAATTACCACAATAACTCCAACTACACCAACAAGCATTATGCATTACAGCAAAATCACTATCTCCCACATCCACTAAAAATAAATCGGATGGTGCAAAATCTAAAGTATATATTGTTTTACTTTCATATATCATCTCTAAATTAGAAATTTCTATTGCCCTTAATTCAGTTGTATTTGAATCAGTTACAACTATTTTATCACCAATATAACATTTATTTATTACCTCCCATCTGGTTTCGGTCGAGTCTTTTTCCTCAATAAAAAAAGTAGAATTTGGGGCTTCTGTCCAAGTTCGTCCATCTACTAACGTAACATTTACCATCACCATTTCTACTGATGCTGATACCATACCTATTAATTCAGATTGCATTGGTGTTAACGTATTATTTAATTGTGATAGTGTACCAGTCCATCCAAATGTGGCAATATTATTTGTAAATGTGGCCGCTTCGTTTTCATTTGTATCGGTAAAGTTAATAGAACGAATATAATCACCTAATTGAATAATATCAACATCTACTAAAGTACCATCATATTTTAAAATATTTGAATCGTCATCTGTATGGTAGTCGTTTCCTTCTACTCGATTCCTAATAGATTTTGTAATATATTTATGTCTAGTTTTTTGATTAAACTTTCTAGTATCAGAAATAAATTCATCCTCACTAAATATAAGTGGTAATCTAGTAGAATGAGTATATCCACCCATATTAATAATATCTAAATCAGAGCCGTAAATAATATCAATACTCCTTATTGTTGAATACCTACCATCTACTACATTATCTTCAGAATATATAAATTCTTGAACTAAATACCCGTCTTCAACGGAATCAATAACTTCAGATAATTGGATTGAATCAGAAACATTATATATTGCAGGATATACCATAACATCATACAAAGCCTGATTTGATTTTACTACAAGATTTGGTTTTGTCGTGGTGTAATCTACGTCATCTAAGGTATTTAAATTTAATTCTTCAGATGTAAAATATGTTTTTGGAATATATGCAGACCCACTCATTAAGTTAAAAAACTCAAATTTATTAGCACAATATAAATCATCTACTAATGCGGTCGTATCAAACGCTTGTCTTAAAATAAATTTATAAGATGCATCTTCTATATATGGGACAGTAACCGAATTAGTTGGTACAATATGTTCGTTAAAAGTTATATTGTTTTCTAAACATTTAGTTTGTAATATATTACGAAATATGTGCGGCTCATCTGAAGGTGTAAACGCCTTCCCTTCAGTCCATATATAATGAAATTCAGTAATATTATTACTGGTTAATACATTAAATAACACTGTATAATCTAATAAGTTTGCACCGGCATTAGAGATACATGTATTAGTGTTTATTTCTATAATTTTAACTGAACCATTTTGTTGTAGCAAATCACTACCAATTATTGTTGCTTTCATAATTTTTATTCTATTTATGTATAAATATGTGAATTACTAATTTTAATTAAAATATTACATTAAGGTTTTGTTTACTTTATCTTCTTTTGGTTCTATATACCCAAAATCGGTATTTTCCCATTTTTTTGCTGGGCAGGCGTTGTAGTTTGTTGAGAACACTTTCTTATTCAAAGGGCACCCACATTTTCCACAAAGGGCACTCCATTTTAACCCTTTTATTGTTTCTTTTCTAAATTCACACCCCAAACATACTTCGAGTCTTAATTTAGCTAACTCCTCTTGTTTTGGTGTTGGATTATATGAAATTATCCAAGCATCAAATATTTCTTTATAATTAATAGTAGGTATTTTAATCATCTTATATTAGTGTCATTTTTGTTTCAAATAATTTATTGTGTAGGAATCCAACTAGTGTAAATCGTGCACCAATACAATTTTCTACTTTATGTGATTCTTCTTTAGTAAAATATACAATAGTTCCTATTTTGGGGGTTATAGATATTTCATCAAAGATTAATTTGCCTCCGGTATAATTATTGTTTAAAAAAATAACAAAAGAGTAGTTATTTTTATGTGCATGTTTAGTTTTTACTTGTACGATACTTTCGTCTGTGCGTTGTATCCTAAGTTTTTTAAAATCACACCTTTCAAATTTGGGAATAATATCTATAACTTTTTTTAAATATGGAATTAAATCAACACCAAAAAAGTGATAGATATTATCATTTACATTCATAACATTTATATCGTCCCATAAATTAATAACAGAATCACATTGTTGTGGTGTTATGTAGTTATCAATAATTTTAATCATTTTATATTAGTGTCTTATTAGTTTTTGGTATATCATAGAAATCATAAATACTATTGTACCTTTCTTTGAAATTTTGATTTAGTTTTAGAGAACACTCCATATGTTGGCTAGAATTAACTTGTTTTAGGTTAAATTCTTTTCCAATTTTATTTGAGACCCATTTTTCCATAAGATTTAATTCTTTAATATCAAACCAAATAATATCCTTGTCGTGATTGTGCCAATATGATGATGGGGTTATTAATATATTAATTACGTTAACTATATATTCTTCGGAATATAAGTCCATAAGTTTAGATGGTCTAGCAGGATTTTTAATAAATTCGTTTTTTAATAAAAAATCGTTTATTATGTTAAGTCTATTCTCATTAGAGTATAAATCTTTTGTTTTAAAAAAAAATAATTCATCTAAACTTATATTTTTAAAAAAATCATAAACCTTGTGTGCGTTAGCCCTTTTCAAATCAAAAAGAATATGTTTATATAATGAATAAAAAGTATCGTGTCTATCCCTTTTAACAGCAATTACGGGATATTGAAATCCAAACTTTTCTCTAAGCAATTGTAACTCCTCATGTCCATGTGTAATTAACTGCATTATATGTTTTTCATCTATATTTTCAAAATTAATTTTAGAATTTATTTTTCCCCATTCTGAATTTATACTTTTTATTTCTAAATCGTGTAATATACAAGAATAATGAAATGAGGTTGACCCACATCTTGGTAAATTTACATATATAAACTTATTATCTACTAACATTATATTAACGATTTTTCCTTCTTAATAAAATCAAATCCAACATTTCCCGCTATAACGATTCTATCAATTGTTGAATTAGGTGCGTTATTAGGTGCGTGAGGCATATCCGCCTCCATAATAATCAAATCATCTTCTTCAGGTCGAATCCAATATTCGTTTTTATTTTTACCTCTGAAATATAAAACGCCATCTTCCCCATCCATAACATCTGGCATTTGTATGTAGTAAACCCAAGTATAGTGAGGAACAAATTGTTTATTACCTTTACTTATATCGGTATGGATATGGTATTTATCAATACCTTTTAGTTCTTCGTGTTTGAATTGAATTTGAATTGGATTAATAGAACGTACCATATTAACCCACGTCTCCATATTAATTTTATTATGAGTTATATTTTTTTCTTTATAAATTTCTTTACATTTATCAATACCAATTTGAATTATTTCATCTAACTTCGTTTTTATATCAATACTACCATCAAAGTTAATATTTTTATTCCATTCCATTGTGTATCCAAATCCATCAGTTCTATTTTTAGTTGCAGATTCTATTACTAATTTAGTCTCATCTAATAAAATAGATTTATCCAATAATCTATTTAATTTGGTTTTCCAAATATATGTGGTTTCATCAAAATATATTTTTTCCATACTTTAAATTATACTTTTAGTTTGATTATCTATAAACCCAAAAAAAGCCACCAAACTATATCTTACTCCATTAGTAATAGGCAGGACTCTATGTTGTAACTGATTATTCATAATAACTACTAAATTTTTTTGTGGAATAATTTTTAATTTATTATTGGTATCATTAATATATTCTAACTCCCCTCCAATATAATCATCATTTAAATATAATATTAATGAACACGGCGATATATCTTTATGAAAATTATCATTTTTATTAGAGTTACTATCAATTTTATTAATCCACATTGATTTTAATTCTAAATTAGTGTATAATTTAGTTTTAATATATGATTCTATCCCCATAACAATATTATATATTAAGGGGTCTTTTAAATCTAAAAATTGTCTAAAATAAAAATTTGTACTATTTTTTTCGTTGGTTGGTGATTCAGATAAAATAAAATTATTACATTGTTTATGTAAAAATTCCATATCAGCATCACTTATTACTTTACTATTTTTATCTACTAAAATCATACTATATTAAATTTTGTTTTTTTGAATTAGTTTTAACTAAGGATATCCAATTTACCAATGAATACCTAACTCCATTCAAAATAGGAGTTACTCTATGAAGTAATCTTGAATTAAAAATATATAATGTTCCAATTTTGTTTTCTATCGGTACAATTTCACCTTTAATATTTTTTATTTCTAATATACCTCCGTTGTATGTATCGTTTAACTGAATTACTATCGATGTAAATCTATCTCTATATATGGTATCGGTACTATCAGTATGCCAATCAAAATACTCACCTTCTTTATATTCAGTAAATTGGAAATCCCCAAATCCAGTAACTTCCATGCCATTTATATTAAAAGTTTCTTTTAATCTTATTTTTAATCTTTCGTTTAAAAATCCCAAATCCGATATCCACCCAATCGATGATTTTCTAGTTGTTTTTGTAGACAAAGTATTAGAGTGACCACTATATACTTCGGCGTTTGATAATGTTAATTCTTTTTTACATTTATTTAAAATAAAATCACACTCTTCGGCCGACAGGAAATTTTTAAATATGTCTATGTTACCAACCATATATATAAATATATAAATAATAAAAAAAGGGTCACCTTTTGATGATGACCCTTATCACTTTTTTAAATTAGATTATCCAATTTTGATTTGAACTTTCTTTGGTTTTGCCTCATCCCTTTTATCGGTTGTAATAATTAATAAACCATTATCAAATTTGGCTTCTGATTTAGTTCCATCATAATCTTTGCCAAGTGCAAAAGTTAAATCAATGTCTTTAACCAATGAAGAACTACCTTCTTCTTTTTTTGATTTAATTAGAATTTGAGTATCAGTAACTTCTAATTTAATGTTCTTTGGGTTGTGACCTAAAACATTTAAAGTTAATTGGTATTTACCATCATCTAATATTTTACCATCATATCCATTGAATGAAAATACGTTACCATCATATTCATTGAATGAATAGGTTGATGTTCCGTTCCACTTTGGTAATTTGGATTCAAATAAATCTAATAAGTTTGTAATGTTTGCTGTGTACATAATTTTTTTTATTTTAGTTAAACAATACCCTAATAGTACAATTGTTATACCAATTGGAGTTTACTGACAATATGTCAGTATTTTAAAATTTTATTTGACAACTTGTCAGTTAGAATGGTTTACTATCTTCCCATTGTTTGTTCTCCTGTCGACAACTCATATGGTCAGCCCAATGTAGAATGTACGGAAGGTCGGTTTTTAACCTCATCTCGGGACGGAAACTAATAAAGTAAGGTTTAGTACCTTCGTTATATAATCCGTCTGCTAACATAATCCCAATCATCTCCTTTTCGGAATAGGTAATACCATATTGGTTAAGTAACCACAATGCCCTATGTGTTACATCCATATAATGATTCTCACCATTAATTTTAAACAATGCACCTTGATTCTTCTTATGCCAATCAGAACCCTCCTCTACATAATGAGGTTGACCCTTCACTCCTAACTTACCCAAATCATGATGAAAGGCTGCAAAGAATAATTCCTCATCGGTAAAATCTACTTTGATTCCACCCTCCTCATATATCTTTTTCATCTTATATGCATTTCGGGCAACGTTCATCACGTGGTCTAAATATCCACCAACATATGCAGAGTGATAATGTTCTTTACTACTTGCAGGGGCAAGAACTAATTCAGTTCCCAATTCTTCCTGTGAATACATGAACTTTAATTTCTCTAAACGTTCACCACTAAATACTTTACTTAATGCCTCAATGAATCTATCATAATTCTTTTGTAGGTCTTCTGCTGAATAGTTTTTCATAATTTATATTTTAATCTTCAATTTCTTGTCCTGTTAATGCTCTGTATAAAATTTCTAATTGTTCTTCACTCTCACAATATCCTAATCCAACTGCATCTCCAATTTCAACTATATAACTTCCCTTTGGTAATTCCATGTGTTTCCATTCATCGTTTATAGATGATATTAAACAAGGTGCATCATCAGATGGATTATCTTTCGGTAGTGGTAATACATAATAGTACATCCCACTTGGAGCAGATTCCTCGTCATCACCCTCTTCTGCCATTTCATCTACCTTTTCCCATCCCTGTCTTTCAAATGTATCTTCGGTTATAGGTGTTTCTGGAAATTCTATTGGGGTTTCTTCTATACTCATTCTAAAACTATTTTAGTATATAAAATTATTTTTGATTCATAATGATATGTTTTTAATACTAATGT